CTCTTCCGATCTGTCTGCGATCACCCGCCGGCTTTGGGCCAAAAGGACCCGTTATGCGCATAGCCGCATCACAAGCTGCTCGGTCATGGGCTGACCTTTAGCGACTGCGGCCTGAATCGCAAGCCATCTGCTCTCGGCAAAAAAGGGCTGAGCCCTGTACCACTGCTCAACAGGCGCAGCCCGCTTGCTGTAGTTGCAGGAAGCACAGGCAGGCACGATGTTGCCAAGGTGATGCTCGCCGCCTTGGCTGATCGGGACGACGTGCTCAACCTGCAGGTCGCCGTCAGTGCCGCAATAGGCGCAGCAATGTTGGAACTCCACCCACCTGCGCCACAATTGGTCAGAGCTCAGCAGTACGGTGCGACTGCCACGCTCGCGTGCTTTGCGCTGCTTGGATTTGCTGCGGTGGTAAAGCCTAAAGCTGGGCTCCATGGCGTAACGCCAATGATGGCGCCATTGCGCATACTGGCGAAGGAACTCAGATCTGTCAGCGGGATGGTCACGCCAATGATTCAGCTGCTGGTCGTAGACCAAACGAGCTACTGATGGCAGACGGCCGGCGCGCTTGATCGCAGCCCGTAATGCCACCAGCTCTTGTGGTGTTGCCCCAGCCTCTGCCCTCTTGCGGCGCTTGTAGTCAGCCCGTTGAGCCCTGCTGCGTTCGAGGTAAGCCTGATGCTCGCCGCTCTTAACGCGACGGCGACGGCGTTCTTTTGCCTCCTCGATCAACCGTTCACGGTTGACTTCGTAATGGCGTCGTTGTGCAGCTTTGGCGGCCTCAGGATTAGCGTATGGCATCGGTCTGCGGGATCAGATCGGTCACGGCCTGGGCAGTTAGCGCTGCGCCAGGCCACCACATTATCGCGCTGATGCGACAGCCCGCTCAAGGCTGCTGCGGAGGTAATCACCAAAACGTCGCTGAACCACCTTTTGGCCGATCTGACCCATCGGGAAGATCGGCCTGTAGGTAGCCGATGGGACTGCGACGAACAATGGGATCAGCCTGTTCTTGCTGCCGCGTTGATAAACGCCAGGGGGGCGGGCGCCTCCTGTTGGGGTGCCGATGAAGACAGAGTTGCGGCCAGTGCCGCCGATCTGGCCTGTGATGCGCCTCAGAGCGGCCAGAGAGACGTTCCCCTGTGCGTTGCGGCGGACGACAGCCGGGACGAGCTTGGAGCCCTCCGGGAGGCTTCCAGCGGCCTCTCCGAGGTATTTGGCCTCAAAGGGCTTCGTCCCGCGGGGGCCGCCGGTGATGTTGCGGAGTAGGTAAGGGACTCGCTTGGCTTCGGGGAAGACCGTGGCAACAAGGCTGCGCTTGCTGCTTTTTTCAACGCGCCAGCCGTTCTGGATGAAGGTCGTAGGCCTGTCGAAGTATTGCCGGGTCGCGCCACCCAACGCGGTGCGCGCGTCAAATGCCGTGCGGTTGAGCGCCTGGCTGATCGCGAACGGGAGCTGCTTGGTCATCGTGTCGGTCCACACGATGGCCTTAGGTAGCTCCGAGCGGATGTCGAGGGTGATGGCGGCCATGGGTCAAGGGTAGGCCGGACGGCCATCCAGGTTCCTACCAACCTGCCAACCTCGCCTACCTTGCCTATATAGCTCCTTTTTTCTGTACTCTCTCCCCTTCATTACCCTTTATTACCTAGGTTAGTAGGTTGGTAAGGTTAGTAAAAGGACTGCAGTGGAAGGAGTTTGAACTCTCCAACCTCATTCTGGAGGTTGGACAAACACCCATTTGTTCCTACCTCCCAACCATGCGCGCTTCTTTTCGTAACCCAATTCCCGCAGGATCCCGGCTACCTGCATCTGGTCGGCGCGCCCTTGGCGCTCGACCGGCTTGTTGATCGCCTGGGTCAGGATCGCCTCGCTGGTGATCGGTTCAACGCTTTTGCGGTTGGTCAGCCACTCCTGGATGGCCGCCTTCCATGGGCTGTCAACGAGGTAGGTTTCGTTCTCGGTGTCCACCTGTTGGGCGTGCTCGCGGCTGAGGTGGTTTGGCTCGCCGTTGCGGTAGGCAGCCACCGCGGCCGACCAGATGGCATCGCGCTCGAGCAGCAGGCCATCGACGGGGATGTGAGGCGCAGCGGTGACGGGGATGACCCAGAACCGCCGGTTGCCGGTGTCATCGACCAGAAAGCCGGTGTCCCGGTTGGTGGAGCCGACGATGATGGATCGGCGTGGAAACGACTCGGTGGTGCGCTGGTAGGGCGCACGGAACATGTCGGTCTGCTGGGTGAGAAAGGCCTTGATCTGCCCAGCGTGCTTGCGGCCGGTGATGTGATCCAGCTCTGCCCACTCCATGAGCCATGAGCGATGGAGCACCATCAGGTCGTCCTTGGATCCGATGTCGCGCAGGGCATCGCTGAACCAGAGGCCGCCGAGGTTGCGCCAGAAGGTGGATTTTCCGCAGCCTTGCGGGCCCATGAGCACGCAGGCCGAGTCATGCTTGCAACCGGGTTCAAAGATGCGGCGAACGGCAGCGATCAAAGTGGCCTTGATCATGGCGTCGTAAAGACTCCCTGGGTCGTCTTTGGGACGCAGGTAAGCGGTTGCGAGGTTGTCGATCGATGTAGCGGGGACGTGATCGGCAACGTGTTCGAGGTATTCGCGCACTGGGTCGTAGGGATTTTCAAGCGCGACGACGTGGATCGCATCGGCTGCCAGCTCTTTGGAGACCTTGACGCCCTGCTGGGCGAGCTGCAGATAGAAGTGATCGATGTGCTCGAGCGGCTTCTGATTAAGTTCAATGGCTGATGTGAACAGATTCCAACGCAGTGCGGCGCCGAGTTGCTGACGCAGCAGTTCGAGAAGCTCGTTGGATTCGAGCTTCAGTAGCTTGCCTTCTGCCGTTGTAGGCTTGCTGGCGTTATGCTCCTGTGGGTGGGAGTTGTGCCGCTTGGTTGCTGCCGGGCGGCTTTTTTCATGGCGTGGTTTTGGCTGCCATCCGTCTTCTTTTGCAAGGTTGCAGAGCCGGCGGATGTCGCGGTTGCCGTCGGGCGAAAAGCTGCGCCAGTGATAGGCGCAGGCACTGGCCTCCCACTTCGGGGATTGCCGGGACCAGGCATCCCAGTCCGCAAGCATGTGATCACCGACTGAATGGAGGCATTGGCCGACCTCGATCCAATAGTCGTAGTCATCGGCTCGTGATGAGCTGAGCGCATCCAGCCAGATGCGAGCCCAGTCTTCATCGGTCCGATCGTCTTGTGGCTGCGGCTTAGGGAGCTGCAGCAAGGGGACTGGGTCCGGCTGCTTGCGCTGCATCTGCTGCAGCAGGACCGATGGCGCTTCTGCGATGGGCAGATCATCGGGTGATCGATCTTTGAGCCAGCGGTAGGCGCCGGTCATTGGATGGGCGCCGGCCACGACGGACTGGCAGCCGGACCAGCGGAGTTCAAGCTGCTCGCCTTTGATGGAGCTGCGGAGCTTGGTGGTCTTGATGGTCGCCCAAAACGGTTCAGGGACCTGATAGATGATCTGCAGCCGACCATCGCGGCCGGAGGTTACTGCCCAGGACTTGGGGAGATCACGCAGGGGTGCGCCGATCTGCTCGAGGACTTCTGACGCGCCGAGGCCGTCGTGATCGACGAACAGGAGGCCGCCGGACTGTGGACCTGCGAGGACGCCGATCGCAACGGCACGGCCGGCGTTGATCTCAGCGGCGAGTTGATCGCGCGAGATGGGGGTCTTTTGCCATTCGGGCTGGTAGGGACGCTTGTCATTGCCGACGGCTACAAGCGCCCACGCGGATGGGAGCCGCTCGAGCTGAGCGGCGAGGCTGATCGGGTCCATGCTGGCCTGTGGGAGCCCGAAGTTTAGCTAGCAGGTTGGCAGGTTAGAGAGTAAATCTTCAGCATCTGAAACAGACCGCACCACCCCCGCCACCCCACCAGCGCTGCGGACGACGCCGAGCCAAGCCTGCTGCTCTGGCCTGAGCCGGCCGGTGGGCGTCTTGACCTCGATGGATGTGAACACCGCCAGCCGTTGGCCAATCATTTCAGGGGTGATCGTCACAGTGCGCCAACCGATCAGGTCAGCGGATCCGCGGGCGAGGCCGAAGGTGACGAGCCGGCCGGTGCGTGGGTCGGGGAGGCTGCCCACCGAGTTACGGAACAGGCGCAGATCAGATCGGGAACCGACCGCTAGGCGTATCTGCTGTTGAAGGGTGGTTTCGGCGTTGGCCATCCTTTAGCGACCTGGCATAGAGCACATGCTTGGCCCACGCTACGGGGTTGCGCATGTTGCGGGCATGGCCGATGGCGATGAGCTGCTGGAGGGTTTGGGCTTTGCCTTGCTCGCGGCGGCGGAGCTGTACATCGATGCGCTTCAGCTCTTTGAGCTCGCCGTCCACCTGCTGCATGGCGCGCCGCGGCTCAGGTGCGCAGTTGGCTCCACAGACCGGGCATTGCGGCGCCGGCCTGAATGCAGCGAAGCAGGCCGGGCAGGTGCGCACTGATGGTGCTGGCTGATTGCCACCTGCGCGCCGGGCGCCATGCTCGAGCGACCACTGGCGGATCTGATCAGGGAAACCGTGCCGGGTGACATTGCCGACGTGATCGAGGATGATCGCGGCGTCTTTGCCTGGTGCGGGCCGCAGCACGCGGCCGACCTGCTGCAGATACAGACCGAGCGACTGAGTGGGTCTGAGCAGGATGGCAACGCTGGCGGCGGGGATGTCGAAGCCTTCAGAGACCACGTCTACGGTCACCAAAACCTGCACCAGGCCGGCACCAAAATCTGCAACGACCTGATCGCGGTCTGTCGTATTGCCTAGCAGCAGCTTTGAGCTGATACCTGCCGTCTCAAATGCGTCTCGGACTGAGACGGCGTGAGCAACGTTGCAGCAGAACGCGATCGCCTGCTGTGCCCCCGCGAGACGGTGGTAGTGGCTGATTGCGTCGCCGGTGACTGTTGGCCTGGCCATGGCGGCCGCGACCTGATCGTTGGCGTAGTCACCAGCACGGCGTCGCAGCTGCGACAGATCGGCCACGATGGGCGGCGCAAAGATCCGCGCGGGTGACAGGTAGCCGGCAGATGTGAGCATCTGCACCGATGGCCCTTCGATCAGTGCGTCGAAGGTGTCGCCAAGGCCGCGGCCATCAAGGCGGCATGGTGTGGCGGTGACGCCCAGGCGCAGAGCATCGGGCCAGTGGTTGAGGATACGCGACCACGAGCCAGCGGCGGCGTGGTGCGCCTCATCGATGATGATCAGGCAAGGCTCCCAGTCGAGGATCGCGAGCCGACGGACGAGCGTCTGAACGGATGCAACCTGCACCGGATGCTGCGATGGCTGCACGCCAGCAGCGATGATGCCGTGCTCGACGCCGGCGGCGGTGAGTTTGCTGCTGGCCTGATGGATCAGCTCACGTCGATGCACCAGGATCAGCACCCGGCGGCCGCGGGCTGTGGCGCTGGCGGTGATGGCGGCCAGGATCACGGTCTTGCCTGCCCCGGTGGGCGCGACCAGCAGCGGGGCACGAGCGCCTGAGCGGTAGGCATTGCGCAGATCGTCAATTGCGCGGTGCTGGTAGGGGCGGAGGTTAGTCATAGTGGCAGCTCCAATTGCGTGCCATCAGCCGGTAATCCGTGCATTGCAATTTGCGCCATGGTCAGGACTCGACGCTGTTGATCGTATGCAGGTCGTGCATAACCGAGTTGATAGAGGTGCAAATCGTTTTGCAGAAGGGCAATTGCAACCGCCCGCCAGGATGGCGCTCGGCCTGATGCTGCGACCTTGGCCGGCACCTCGTCAGGAATGCCGCTTGAATAACAGCGAGTTTTCCACACCGCTTCGTATTCCAAAACTCTCGCGGTAGCGCATTTCCCAGGCGCAAATGGCTCGATCCGCTTGTCTGTTCGCCAATGTCCGTTGCTCATCTGTTAGAAGTCCCCATGCTTGTCGGGTAATGTCCTCAGGGCATCGCAAGGCAAGAGCGCAGGCAGCATGGCCAATCCATGCCTTCCGGTTGAGGTTGTAGTCGGTTAGTGCATTGATGCAGCTGTTGGGCCACTCAATCGTGACCCGTTGCATGTAGCGGCCATAAAGACGGTGATTGCCGGTAAAGATCACTGCACGCTGCAGGGCAATACGCCGGTTTGGCACATCGCCCCACATGTTGAAGTAAACCTCTTCCCAGGTGTCAATTGGCAACCAGATCCTCTTGAGCTTCATGTTCAAGATCCTCTGTAATGTTGTCAATCTGATCTACGTCCCATGCCTTGCTGAAATCCTTGCCAAGGAATAACGAGGCTAGGCCGGTAATCTGCTTAAGGCGCAATAGTTCATCAGGGCTCATGCCGATGTGCTTGCAGATCCACGCGTCGCCTTTGCCCATTTCAATCAGCTCAGCAACAATCACGCTCATCAGCTCGATGTTGTGCGAACCACGGGCGCGGTTATGGCGAATAGTGGACGCCATTCTGTCGTGTAACTCCTTGCGAAGGACCACCACAGGCAATCGACCACCCTCGCGTTCGCGGATACGCTGACTGTTCTTCAAGGTTAGATAGCGGTGAAAACCGTCAACGACCACATAAAGGTCACGCTCGGCATCATGCACGACAACGACAGGTTGCGTGTAACCATCTTCCCAGATGGATGTTTCGAGTAGCGCCATTTCAGGCGGCGCAACAGAGTTGGGGTTGTAATCATTGGCGGTAACTTTCTCGATAGGAATACTGCGTACGGAGTAGACCGGGGATCGCCAAGGGTAAGAGTCGTTCTCGTCGTGGAGTTCATTGCCTTTGAGGGGTGGGTTGAATACACAGATCAGTGTGGTGGGCTCTAAGGCTTCAAATGTGTGCGGGTCGTGTTTGTCCAAGACGTAAGTCACATCCGGCCCAATGGCGTGGATTTCTTGTGTTGTTTCGTTAATCAACAGACCTTTGCCGCTGACGCAGTAGCAAGTTTCGAGGTGGTGTTGATAGTGCCAACGGTGGGGTTTCCCAGGGTGAATGACGGTTTTGGTCATGCTGTAGCCCATGCCGTCGGTTTCAACGACAAGTCGATGGCTGATAAAGCCACCGCGCGGGCATTGCACAACGCGGTCGTCGGGAAGCTGGGCGGCGTTTAGGATCTTCATTTGGCGGAACGGTTAAGAACTTGGCTGTACTTGCGTTGGATTGACTTTTGGCGGCGCTGTTGTTCTTGCGTTGGCGCCAGTCCAAGGTATTTGCAGGTGTGATCGTTCTTCAAAACCGTGATGGCAAATCGCTTCCACGATGTGACCATGCTGTTGTGACATGGCAGATCATCGAGGTGATCGGGTGGCACCTTAATCACAACACGGCGCAGATTGTTTCCGCCATGCCGCGTGGTGCCATTAATGTAGAAACGGATGCCAATATGGCTGAGCGCGTTAATGATCGACTCAGGAAGACCGCGCCCCACTCGGCCCCAGTAACGGATTGACTGAATGAAGCGCTGTTTAAAATTTGCGCTGGATTGATCGGGTAAGGTGGCCAGCAGAAACTTTACAAATGACTTCCAGGTATGGCCGGCCGGTAGCTTGAACGATTTGTAATCAAGCTGTTTGCCGTAGGTAGCCATGAAGTTTGCCCCACCGACCCTGGCGCAAAGCCTGGCCCACACCTGCGGGTCTATCACCCGGTACATTGCCAGGCTTGACTTGGACTCAGACATAAATGGCGAGGCAACCCGCATCTTTTTAATCGGAATGCCTGCCATGTAGAACACGTCATACAACTTGTTGTAATCCCAGCCAAACTTTGCGTTGGCGGTCCAGATGTCCTCCGTTCGCCAGTCGTAGATCGGGTAGCAGTTGTAAGTGTGGTCGGTGTTCTTCTTTGTCCACATCCGACCGAGCATAGTTTCCTTGTCTTGATTCAGGATGGCACGGAATCGATTTAAAGATTCGACCGTGCGGATGCCGATCAAGTTGGCGCAGGGTTGCCCTTGGCTGTACCACTCCGCAAACATGTCCCAAAAGGTGGCGTAATCCATGTTTTCAATGAACAGGTCGCCAAAGGGGTGATTCTGCAGATTGACGATGTAATCCTGCTGCGGCATGGGTCGGATCCAACGATGCCGGTCTTGCTCGCCCCAGCATTGCCAATCAATTTCGTAGGACGAGACGGTGCAGGGCAACGTGATTGGCAAACAGCACCAATAGGTGTCAAGGATGTCCCGATTGGCTTGGAGGATGCGGTGCATGAACTCCTCGCTGTGGGTGTAGTTGGCTTCGTTGTCCATAATCTGGACGCCAATTTTCATGGGCAGCTTCCGTTCTCGGACGTAGTCGCAAACAAGATTCAGGAGAACACCGCTGTCCTTGCCACCGGAGAAGGAGACATACACACGGGTGAAATGCTGAAAGATGAAGTCCAGCCGCTCAATAGCGGCGTCGTAAACCGATTGCTCGAGGTAGTGGCGCATGGTTTTTGCCGTGGCCAGCCGAACCTAGCAGCATCTGGTCGCAAGTGCTAGCATTTGGGGGCAACTCGCAAGAGACCATGCAAAACGCGGACTACCACAAGCATTGGGCGGTCAGCAAGTCTGGCCTTGATCAAATCGCCAAAAGCCCGCTCCACTACTGGGCTCGCTACCTGGACCCAGACCGGGTCATCCCTGAATCAACCCCGGCGATGCGGCTTGGGACTGCGCTTCACACTCACGTTTTAGAGCTGGATCAATGGGACAAACAGATTGCAGTGGCTCCCTCAGACATCAACCGGCGCACCAAGGAAGGCCGCGAGCAATGGGCGGCGTTTCAAGCTGATGCAAAACGTAAAACCCTGATCACCGCTGAAGACGCCGAAGTGGTCATGCAAATGGGCCGCAGCGTTTGGCGCCATCCTGCCGCGGCGATGCTGCTGCATTGGCAGGGCAAGGCCGAGACAACGCACATGTGGACCGATGCCACGACAGGCATCGAGTGCAAGTGCAGGCCGGACTGGCTGACTAACGACGGCAACCTGATCGTTGACCTGAAGACCACCGAAGATGCCAGCCCGCGGGGCTTCCAGCGCAGCGTGGCCAACTACCGCTACCACGTCCAAGCGGCGTGGTATCTGAACGGCATCGAAGCGGCGACTGGCCACCGGCCTGATCAGTTCATCTTCATCTGCGTCGAAAAGAAGCCGCCGTTCGCCGTGGGCGTGTACGCCGCCGACGCGGAGATGATCCAGATCGGCGCAGAGACGGCTGCGCGCGACCTTGACGTGTACGCCACCTGCAAGGCCGCCGACGTGTGGCCCAGTTACAGCGACCAGATCGAGCCGCTCAGCCTGCCCGCATGGATGCGCCCGCGGGCTGATGGCTCACTTCCCAACCCACCCGAAATCGAGACCTACTGATGGAATCCACAGCACTCACCACCACCAGCACCGGATCGGTGTTCTCGGGGATCCAAGCCTTCGAGGATGCCCAGCGGATAGCTAAGGCACTGGCCAGCAGCACGCTGATCCCGCCGCAGTTCCAGGGGCAACAGGGGTTCGCTAACTGCTTGGTCGCGCTTGAGATTGCCAATCGGATGGGCATCAGCCCGTTCCTGGCGATGCAGCACCTGCATGTAATCCACGGCCGGCCGAGCTGGTCCAGCAGCTTCATCATTGCGATGGTCAACGGCTGCGGCCGGTTTAGCCCATTGCGGTTCGAGATCAGCGGTGAAGGCGACAGCCTGGCCTGTTATGCGATCGCCAGCGACCTTGCCAGCGGGCAGGAGCTGAAGGGGCCGACCATCACGATGGCGATGGCGAAGAAGGAAGGCTGGGCGACGAAATCGGGCAGCAAGTGGCAGACGATGCCTGAGCTGATGATCCGTTACCGGGCCGCGGCGTTCTGGGGCAGGCTGTACGCGAGCGACATGCTGCTGGGAATGCAGAGCCAGGAGGAAGTGGTCGACATCGAGCCGGTCAAGGTGCGCACCGCTGAACCTGAGCTGCCCAAGACGAGCCTGGATGATCTGAATGCCCAGATTGCATCCGAGCCTGAGCCTGAACCGGTGGAGGTGATCAGCGATGAACTCTTCTGACTATCTGACCGCCACCCAGCTCGCTGAGCGTTGGGGACTGCACCCTGACACGTTGATGCGCTGGCGTAAGGCGGGCAAGGGTCCTGCTTATTTCAGGACTCCCGGATTCGTGCTCTATCCCTTGGCCGAGGTGGAGCACTACGAAAAGGCCAACACCATTACCCACGACCAACCATGAGCTTCAAAGCAAACGGCGCACTGTTCAGGAACACTGAAGAGAAGATGCGCGCGCGGCTGGGCGATCGCTTTGATCCGTCCAAGAATTATCCGATGTATGACGGCGTGATCAGCGTCCCGGCTGACCAGGCGTACGCAATGGCGAATTACCTGATGAACGCCACGCCGAACGATCGGGGCAACATCCCGATGCGGATCAGCGGCTGGCGGAAGGAGCCGGCCAGCGGCGGTGACGCTTATGTGTCGATGGCGATCGAGCCTGATTACAAGACGCAGAAGGCGATCGAAGAGGCTGCGGCCATGTCGGTGCCTGCTGCCGCTGCGAGCCTCGCTCAGGCCACTGGCGGCGTGGTGGCGCAGGTCACTCAGGCCGACGTGTTCTGATTGAGGATCATCAGCTCCAGGCGCGCGATCTTATGGACTGCGGCCTGGAGCATTTCCTGCTGACGGTAGCTTTGCCGCAGCAGGTTGGCGGCCAGCTGGCCGATGCTGCCATGTGCGGCGAGGCCGCGGCAGTTGCTCTCAAGTTTGAACAGCCGTTCAGCTGGGATCTCGACCTGCATCCATTTTCCGAAGTCCATCGATCTGGGGCAGTTGCCCCATGTTGCCCATGATCTGTCCCCACTGCAGCAGCAAGAACCACAAGGTTCCGGTCACGAACGGCCAGATGGACGACCAGATCGTCCGTAAACGAGTCTGCGGTGACTGCGGCCACATCTGGTTCACGGTTGAGGTGACGGTGCCGAAGTACGCGATCGGATGGTCGTCAGGACTCCAGCGCAAGCCGGTGCTGCGCGTGCCGGCTGAGGTGACGACTGGCATGGTGCGGATCGGCGCCAGCCACGAGGAAGCGCAGGACTCGATCCAGAACCTGCTGGATGCCAACCGTCGCAAGTCGGAGGCTGCGGAGCTGCGGCGCAATGCAACGGAATGTGACAGCGGGGGATGACGGCACGCTGTCTACGGTGTATTGTTAGGGGACCGGAGGCAATCGGTCCTCCACTCGGCAGCCTAGAGGCTGCGCTTCAGGTGCACACTTCAGTCCTTCAGCTCAAGCGCATGGCCATCGAGACCGGCACCACCATGTGTCATGACGGTTTGACGGTTACGCCCGAGGGGATGCTGGTCATCTGTGGCCGTCGTTGCACCCTGAATGAGGCGATTATGTACCTCGGCAATCGGGCTGTTACCCGCGCCAAGGCTGCCGCTTAAGCCCTTCGGGGCTCTCCACCACCACCCACAACACCATGGTCACCAATCCCTGGATCAACCGCTTCGCAGCCCTGACGCTGCTGTTCATGATGTATGCCGTCGGCATCAGCGTCGGCCGTGATCAGGTAATGCAAGCGCATTACCAGCACCCCGCCTGCCATCCGAACCTGAAGCCATGACACCTCGTCGCTTCTACTTCCAGATCCGCAGCGCCAACGTGATCGAAGCGATCACGGCGCACACCCTGACCGAAGCCAAGCAGATCGCGCAGCAGTCCGGCTGGATGCCGTGGTGGTCTGAAATCGAATGGCTCAATCCTGAAACCGTCACTGACCCTGCGATCTATGGCTGACATCATTGGCGCCATGCTCCCGTGGGCATGGCATGAAGAACCAGACGACAGCAAACACGGCGAAGGCATCAGCCGCCCGCGGCATGGTGCCAATACCCGCGAGTACCGCGTGATGGTGCGCAAGGCTCACGCGCAGCCGATGATCTGGATCACGCAAGCCGAGACCAAACGCCACGCGCTGCGGTACGCGCAGAACCGCTGGCCGAACGCAACGGTGGAGGTGGCATGAACTGCTACCGCATCACCTTGGCGATCGATCAGGTCGAGCTGCTGGCACCCAATGCCGCCACCGCTGCGCTGAGCGCGATGGAGCTTTATCCCCGTCAGCAGGTGCTGAGCGTGCTGCTTCAGCCCGACTGGGAAGACGATGACGATGACCACCCATCACTCACCGCTGAAGAACGGAACCCGAGCCTGCGATGACTGACTACAAAGCAACTCCCGAGCAGTGGCAAGAAGACGCTGCACGCTGGCTAGATGCAATTCTCGAACTCCGCGCCAGGGTCGAGGCGCTGGAGGGCAAGTACGAGACGCAGCGCCTGGCCACGTTGGAGTGGGGCGAGGACGTGGACAAGGTGAAGCGCTGGAGCGATCAGCACCTGCAGCGGATCATGAAGCTGGAGGCTGCCCAGCCGATCGACGAGGAAGAGAACGATCGCCGGTTTCATGCGTGCATGGACCTGATCCGCAACGCCACGCCGGAGCAGATCCGTGCGGCGGCTGGGCTGCCCGAGCGCAAAACATCGAAGGTCTATGAGATCAACGAGCCGCTGCAACTGACGCCGGAGCAAGCGCAGCAGCTCATGGATTTGCTGACGCCAAACTCCAAGCCAGCGGTCAAGGGGCCTTTGCTGATCACCCGAGTGGCCGCCGCCATCAGTCAAGACGGCGAATCCATCAACTGGTCGGGAGCCTACGCCGCGATCCGCGAGGTGGCGACGTGGTTGCGTGATGAACAAGCCTATGGGGTGTGTGCGTTGCTGCTTGAGCAAGAGGCCGGCCAATGACCGACCACATCCGCGCCAAGCTCGAAGCGCTGATCAGCGACTCGAGCATGTTCAACGCAGGGCAGCTCGAGGAACGCCGGCGGCTGCAGCTGCTGATCACCGCCCGGATGGACGAGCTGCGCAGCGGCCCTACCGTGCCGCATGTCAGCGCGATCTGCGCTGAACTGCTCAGGATCCGCCAAGCCCTTGAACCATGCTGACCAGCAGCCAACTCGAACAGCAACGCTCAGACATGCTTGAAGCGCTCTATCACGCGAGCGGTCGGACCTGCGGCACCTACACGGGCCTTTGGCAGGAGTTCAGCCGCGACATCGCCGCCAACTTCCGAGACACCGACTATGCAGACCTTCATGCCGCCTGCGTGCTGGCGATCGGTGAAGCCGAAAGCCACCTGGCCGACAAGCACGCGCAGCAGTGCATCAGCGTGTGCCGGCAGTTTCTGCTGAGGGGCAAATGGCTCTAACCGATCGACGCCCTGACGGCAAAGGCCGCAACTTCACGGTAAACATCCGCATGAGCCGCGAAGAGATCGAAGCCGCTCGCAAGCTGGGCGACGGCAACATCAGCATGAGGTTCAGGCACGCGATCCGTTACGCCTGTTGGAAGAACATGCGGCCGGTCAAGCTGAGCACCCTGCTGCGGTCTGCTTCGGTGATGGCCGCTGCTCTGGAGGATGGCAACCATGAGTGACCACTACCGCCATGGTGAGATCGAGTGCATCGACGCGATTGCCGCGGCGCTGACGCCAGAAGAGTTCAGGGGTTTCTGCAAGGGCAACGTTCTGAAATACGTCTGGCGCGAGCAGCACAAGGATCCCGAATCCTTAAAGAAAGCCCGGTGGTATCTCGACCGCCTTATCGGCACCATGGAGCCATGAAATTGCCGCACCTCAACTGGCTAGAGCGCTGGGCGTTGCGGCTGCTGCACCGCAGCCCGCGGATGTCGCTCGTCATCGCCAAACCAGTCAACACCACCCTGATCTCGTGGTCGGCGCTTGAAGATGATCAGCTGGCCATGGCGATCGCCCAGGATCTGCTGCTGATGCCCGACGATGATGAGCCGCTGTCGATGCAGCTCGAGCGCATCTATCACCAGCCGTCCTACGGGGAACGCGAGTGATCAGTCTGTACGCCGGCCGTTTGCTGCTGGTGTGCACCTGCAGCTCCCGCAACTGGCAGGCTCATGTCGTGCTGGGTCCAAAGCCTGAGCTGCAGATCAGGACTGATACAGGCACTGTTCACTTGCCCACGGCGCTTGAGCGCGCGCAGTCGGTTTACAGGATGGCGGTGACGCAACTGCGGCCTGCTGATGCGCCGCGCATGTGCTGGGACTGCCTGCAGTGGGACATGCGCATCCAGGGGTGTGACCTGCAACTGCCGGAAGCGAAACGCAGCGGCGGCCGGTATGCACCGCGATGCGAGATGTTTCAGCCATGCCGCGCGAATGGGTGACGGCCACGCGTGAGCCGTGGTGCGTGCTGATCCACCAGGCGCTGATGGCGATCGATCGGCACAACAGTCTGTTTTTCCAGACAGGCGACCGCTGGCACCTGCTGCAGGCTGAACGGCTGCGGCACTATGTGACCGAGCTGAAGGACTGGATCAGCAGCCATGAGCGAGCCGCAGATTCTGAGCCGTACTGACCGCGACGGCGGATGGATCGAGACGTTGCAACCTGAAGGCGGCGGCGAGCTGTATTACAGGAGCTGCGCGCACGGCATGTGCCGCTACTCCAGCGACCTGTGGCAGGCTGAGCTGTACCTGGACCACCTGCTAGCCCGATGACGCTGGTCTACCTAGCTCTCATGTATTGGCTGATCTGTGCTCTCGTCATCCTGCTGCTGAGCAAAATCCTGCCCTAGCCACTGGGCGATCGCCCACTCGTTGAAGGCTGACCAGAACGGCTGCGCGCGATACCAGTCGATCCATGGCTTGTGGCCTTTGCGGCTGTTGCATCCAAGGCAACAGGCGACCATGTTTGAGCGGACAGTGAGCCCGCCGTGCACCTTGGGGATGACGTGATCAAGCGTCGGGCTGCGGCCCAGCTCGTCGCCGCAGTAGGCGCAGCGGTAGTTCCAGGCGAGCAGGACCTGATCGCGCGCTGATCGGCGGGTGATCAGTCGAGTCCCGTCAATGTGGGTCTTGTCCACTGAGATCCGGCGGCAGGGGCATGGCCTGAACCTCAAGGCTCAGGATGTCGTCGTCGTCGTGAACGTGTTCCGCTATGCGGCTGTAGACATCAGCGGGCAGGTCTTCGGGGTCAGCGTCTGAGCGCACCACAACGGTGGCATTGACCTCGACGATGAACGCCCGCATCGTTTGGCCGCTGCTGCCCCAACGGTAACGGGCGCGACTGGATCGCCCGGAATGTGACGAATTGTGAACAGGCCACCCCGATCAGTTGCGGGACACTGCCCGCGGTGTATAGTTAGTTCATCGGGCCGAGAGGCTCACCACCCACACCAAACCATGAACTACTCCAACGCCGCCCTCGCCGCTATCACCGCCGCAGGCGTGCTCAACCCCTCCGATCAGCTGATCGCCTGCGTCACCTTTACCACCGAGGTGATCCGCCGCGGCACCGGTTGCTCCTTCGAGTCCGCAGCCGCCGAGGCCTTCGCTACCTGGGCCGACCTGGCCTGATCCCCCAGCCCCGCTCCGGCGGGGTTTTTTCGTAACCTCACCGCCATGACTGACTTTTTGAACCTCAAGATTTCTGAAAAGCAGGTCGTGTGCCCCAAGCACGGCACGCACAAGCACTACATCAGCAGCAACATTGAAGGCCATGAAGGGCACTGGTGCATGTTGTGCTGGCTGGAAAACCTCGGTCCATGCCTTCCCACTGTCGAGCAGCGCATTACCCTTGACCCATGACCTACATCCTCGATCTCGGCCCGTGGCACGTCGGGCCGTTCCCGACGCACATCGCCGCGCAACACTGGGCAGAGCGCCATGGCGTCGATGGCTATCGGATGATTCCGCTCGACGATCCAGCCGAAGCGCCGATCAGGATCGCGCGGCTCAATAATCCCAGCGCACCCTAGGCCGGCCTTTGCGGATGCCGAGATGGATGAACCCCTTAGGCGCGCCATAGCCGACGCTGTAGGGCCACTCACGATCGACCCACACCTGCACCTTGTTGATGTCAGCGCCATGGATGAAGAAGTCCACAGCTCCGACGCTGGGTGCGTTGTAAAGGTGCTCTGATCCGCTGGCCCCGCCAACCGATCGATTGATCGCCACTGGCCTGAATCCTGATGTGATAACGACCGGCTTGCCCCCGAATGCCACGCGCACACGCTCCAGGAACGCTGCCAGCTCGGCTGCGGTGTCGATCTGATGCTGATGCTCGAAGCGGCGCGCTTCCTGGTCAAGCGCGAACTCTCCCAGTCGGATGTGTGGCGTGATCCGCAAATCGAACGAGCTGGCCGGCGTCAGCTTGGCAGGTTGCCGCTCAACCTCGACCACCTTCAGGTGTCCCTTCGCCCATAGCTTGCCCTCAGCTTCGCGGCGGCGCCTCAGGCCAGCCTCGACGTTGGTGCCTGGGTTGCGGTAGAGAAGCATCGCGGCCGGCACTGCATCCCAATCTTTCTCACGCAGCTCGCGGCTGATCGTCTCGAATCCGGTCGAGCCGTAGAAACCACTGCCCAGGTTGTAGGCAAAGCTGACCAGCGCGCATTGCTGATGATCGCCCATTTCACGCCAGTGCGGCACCGTCTCGCGCAGCTTGGCCGCGATCCGATCCACCTCCTGCCGCAGCAGCATGTCAGCTTCGACGCGGTTGAGCCGATCGCCTTTCTTCACCTTGCGGCCGTCGCCGTAGCGTGTCGTGCCCCAACCGATCGTCCACGGCTCGCCACCGCTCAGCGGATCAGGGTAGGCATCGAGGTGACAGCCCTCGAACTGCTGGATCAGCTTCAGCGCATCGCTCAGATCGACCTGCTTGCCGTCTTGGCTCCAAGTTTTGAACCATGACTGATCCCTGTTAAAGAGATCCGGCGCAACCTTTAATAGCTCGGCTTCCAATTCAGAAATCGCCGCCTGCTGATGCGGCAGTCCCTTCCAGTAGCGAAACAGATCGCTTGGCTTGATCGGTGACTTAGGCACGATCAGCGGCGCTTCGGGAACATCAGCTTCAGTGCCTGCAGCAGCAGCTGAACCCAGCTGTTCGACTTGAGAGGCGTCAGCGCGATGATCTCGCTGCCAGCAGCGATGACGATGGCGATGACGGCAACGGTTTCGGCGTCCATGATCAACGATGTGGCCGTGCTTCCAGCGTAGCTACCCGCTGCTCAACGCCATTCAGCCGCTTGAAGGTTTCCTGGCGATCGGCGCGGATGTCGGTATGCAGCACCTCCAGCTGCGTGGCGATGTGCTCCACTGCAGCGGTGAGCCGGATCACTGCCTCGCGGGCCTCATCATTGCGACGGCTGAACCCCATGGCGCCCATAGCCGCCACGCTGATGGATGCTCCAGCAACAGCAGCGACCAGCTCGATCATGCACTCAGGTTAGCGCCTGCTGCCACGGCATCCCGCTGGCCTTGCTGGGATGGTGCTGCTCGTCAAGCTGCGCCTGCAGGGCGGCATGGATCTCCTGCACCTTCTCGTCGCCGAACTTGGGCAGCAGCCACTCCATCACCACCTGATCTTCGATCAGGTCGGCGTAGGGGATCATGCTGCCCTCTGGGCGCTCCAGGCCCAGGCTGCCGTAGGCTGACGAGCGGTAAACGCCATCAGACGCTTCGACCGTGTAATGGATCGTGAAGACATACCCGTCGGCTGTCTCGCGTTCCATGTTGGCGATGTGCCAGGTGAAAGTGGTGTCGGACATGAGTCGGTGGGTGATTGTAAGAGTCTAGGACGGGTGTCTAGAGAAGGTGACTACTGGGATTCAAGTCCGCATACGCGGCAAGGGGAGTTACCTGGCGCAGGACTATCTTCACAAGCTACGCAATTTGGTTTGATCTGGGATAAAGCGTCTACAACTTTAGCCATGACGTCTAACAACTGAGAGGCTTTTTCTCTGGAAGACATGTTTGCTGCAGCATGATCAAGACCTATGTAAATCTGGATTGCAGCGTGAAGCTCAGCGCACAGCGCTCGGAAGTCAGTCATTATATTCGCCATCAGAGAAGTACTGAAACCAGTAATGATCAGCCTGGCGCTCGGCTGTTAGCTGATCAGGGGCTTGCACCTTCCAGAGTCCTTTGCGGCAGGAAATCTGGTAGCCGTCTTTGAGCCTGCGGCGTTTGATGTGAGCTTCGTTCATTAGTGG